CAGACGAGAAAGGCGATTTATGCCGGAACTTGAACTTACAGAGCGACAACAGACTGCGCTAATCATCCAACAGTATATTGAGCAGCACGGAGTTGACGAAGGTGCGCTGGAAGATATGCTCGGACTCTGCTATCAAGCCGAAGAAGCCGGAGAAGTCGATGTAGATTTTGAGCATCGTGACTGGTGGATTGGTATGTGCAAGTACATTCGCACTAAGGCAATGTACAAGAACATTGAGACTTCCGAGACCGTCTACGGACAATACTACGAGAAGTTTCTCTTGTTCGAGAGCAAATACCTGTTTCTCAGCTTCATCCTCTACATGGAGAAGAACAGGCCATACGAGAAACGCTTCTATGAGCCGAGAAGAATGACGCTCCATGTGGCCGTGCAAGACCTACAAGACCTTGAGGATGGCAAGTACACGTTTTACGGACTGTCGATGCCCCCTCGTGTCGGCAAGGCACTTGCCTATGACACGCCGATATTAACTCGTGGTGGATGGAAAAAACACGGTGAACTTTGCGTTGGCGATGAAGTAATTGGCATGGACGGAAAGTTTAAGCGAGTCCTTGCTGTTCATCCCCCGTGTGAAATGCAATACAAGGTCAAATTCGCTGACGGAGAAGAAATTGTCTGTCATGGGAATCACGAGTGGTTAGTGCATAAGCGCAGGCACAACGATATATCAGTCGTGAACACAACTGAAATTGCATCGCACACAAGAGACGCGGACGGACACCATGTTTATACAATTCCGTTCAAGAATATTGTGTGCGGAGAACACAAGGAACTTGCTGTTGATCCGTACACTCTTGGCGTTTGGCTTGGGGATGGTCGTAATGGCGATCCTGATATTTGTGGGCCGGAATGTGATTATGCGATTGTGCAGAAGATTATTGACAACGGTCATTCTATCTCTTGGCACACGGTTCATAAGGACACTGGCGTTCACTATTACGGAATCAGGGGACTGCGCTCTAAACTCCAAAAATACGGAATGTGCCACAGTAGGAAAACGACTCAAAAGCACATACCTGACGAGTATCTTACTGCAAGCGTTGAGCAAAGACTCTGGCTTCTTGCCGGACTCCTTGATACTGACGGGACTCTAACCAGAAAAGAACACAGATATAGTTTTTCAACGACAGAGCCAGTACTGAGGGATGGATTCGTTGCCCTTGTGAATAGTTTTGGTTGGAGAACGTGCGTTACGGAGTATGACGAAACAAAGCGCATACGTTCTGATGGTTGGAATATTTCTGGCAGGAAGAAGTGCTGGCGCATTTCTTTCAATCCGACAATGAACATACCTTGTCAGGTCGAGAGAAAGCAGTTGTTTGAGTTCTCCGAACTAAAAAGGCGTGTGGCTATTGAGTCAGTAGAGCCGATAAGCGGAATATACGGAAATTGTATCACGGTTGAGGGTGGTGTTTACCTTGCCGGAAACACACTGAAACCAACACACAATAGTACAATCTGCATCTTCTTTCTTGCATGGGTCATGTGCAAGAGACCCGATTCGCATAGTGCGATGGGTGGACACTCCGGCATACTTGCTAAAGGATTCTACAAGGAACTGCTCAACCTTATAACGTCAGAGGAATATTGCTTTGCGGAACTGTATGAGCGAATGCATCCTGGACTCACGATGCTCCGTGACAAGTCGGCTGACGAGTTCACAATCACGCTTGGACACTCTGACCGCTTTGCCACTGTTACGTGCCGGGGAATTGATGGTACTTGGACAGGTGCGGTAGATATTTCCGGTATCGGTGGTTATCTATATGTCGATGACTTGATACGTGACAGGGAACACTCCCTCTCTCCTACCCGAATGGAGAACACGTTTCAGGAAATGCTGAACAAGATGTTTGACCGTAGAAATGATGGGTCGAAGGTCTTAATGGTCGGAACACTCTGGTCGGTGCTTGACCCTCTTGAGCGAATGAGGTTGCAGTACGGAGACAGACCGGATTATCTTTTCCGGCGCATACCTGCTCTTGACCCGATAACGGATGAATCCAACTTCGCTTACGAGTACAACGGTTTTTCTACTCGGTATTACAGAGAGATGCGTGAACAACTCGACAAACCGGAGTGGATGGCTAAATATCAGCAAATGCCGTTCGTCCGAGAAGGTCTGTTGTTCCCGGCTGATGAACTCCGATACTTCAACGGCATACTGCCCGAAGGTGATTCACGAATCGTTGCAGTCGTGGACGTTGCCTTTGGTGGCGGGGACTCACTGTCAATGCCTATCGGACGGGAATACGAGAACGGTGACGTTTACATCTTCGATTGGGTGTTCAGTAAAGGCGCAAAGGAAATCACGATTCCCCGTGTGGTCGGAAAAATCATCGCAAATGAAATCCGTGTCATGCGCTTTGAGGGCAATGCAGGTGGTGATATGTACTGCCAGTACGTTGACGATGAACTCAGCAATCAAGGGTGGAAATGCTCATGTACTGCGAAACGTGCGCCGAACAACATGGACAAGATGGCAAAGATTAATGCTTATGCCGGAGACATTAAGCGGAATTTCATCTTCCTCGATGAACATAGACGGACTTCCGAGGAAAAAGCCGAGGATAAGCGTTTGGGAATCACACGCTATGAACGGTCAGCCGAGTACGAAGATGCCATGCAAGAGGTCTGTATGTTCGTTACTGTCGGCAAGAATACGCATGACGATGCGGTTGACAGTCTCACGCAGCTTGCAATGTTTGTTGAGAATCCGTACACGACTAAGACGACAATTACGAGAGGTGGCAGATGGTAATAGACCGTCAGACATTGATACATTACTGCGACTTGATAGACCTGATTGCTGACACGGAACGACACATCAGCAAGACCGCATCCGACATTGAGCGGATTGACAAAAAGCTGAAAGCCATTGAGGGCGGAGAAAAAGTCACCGACAAAGTTTACGGTGGTGAAGGTGGGTGGCAAGGGTTCATCATCGAGGGCATACCTGTTCCTGAATATGACCAGTGCAGGACTGCACTTCTCACGAAGAGAATCCGGCTGAATGAGGAATATAAACAGCTTGCACAGCATAAAATCGAGTTATGTGAACAACGAGCGGGGGTGCAGAAATTCCTTCGGAGCATCACCGATCCGCACATAAAACGGATTATCACGTATCGGTGCATAGACCAACTCTCATGGTCGGAAGTCGCATCCAAAATGGGTGGTGGCAATACCGAGGACGGAGTAAAACAGGCTTTCTGGCGTTTCTGCAAGAAGGAAGTCATTGAAAGTCAACAAAAAAGTTAAAGTTGTCACAAATGTCACGGACTTTTGTGTTAAGTTTAGGCTGACAAAATTTGAAAATAACAACGGCACCTATGGCTAAGCCCCGTAGGTGCCTTTTTGATTGCAGTTATGGACTTGGATTATCGGATTATCAAGTGTCCACGTTGCCAGAAAGTGCTTGGCAAGGTCGAGACACACTCAGAGACAATACACAGGGTTGATTGCAATGACTGTCGGATAACGCTCACTTACAACGCTGAAAAGACATTATCCGTCAATCCGATGCGCCCTGTTTTTACTTCGAGCGGAAAGAGGTTTCACTGATGGCTTTAGGTGAGATGACAGGTCGCCGTGTGATTTATACGGACGAGACCAAGATAAACGAATCGAATATCGCAAAGGTGTTGCAGGATGCCTACATGAAGCATCTCGTCAATTCCGGTGAGTGCGAAAAACTGCTCAACTTTGAAGCCGGAATACAGCCACTTCCGCAGAAGAAACTGACAAGGACCGACATTGACGCACAGGTTGTCGATAACGTAGCCAATGAGATCACTGAGTTCAAATGCGCTTTTGTTTGGGGCAATACCGTAACGCTTGTTCAGCGTGGCGAGACCGACACGGGAAGCGACAACAAGAACGAGAACAAGGGCATTGCGATCCTAAACGAGATGTATTCTTCTGAGTTCAGCGGAAAGAAGCAACAGGAACTTGCACGGTACGTTGAGATTTGCGGAGTCGGTTACACGTTCATTGATGTGAATACTCGTTGGCGCAAAGGAAGGTCGTATTTCACTTACGATGTACTTGACCCACGATTCACATTCGTTGTCCGCTCAAGCAGACTTGGACACCGCATCATGCTCGGAGTTACATACTCGATGGACTCCAAAATGAATCTGCACTTTACCTGTTTCACCGAGGATGCCCGATATGAGATTGACGGAATCGGTGGAGTCATCGAGGGCAAGACACCGACAGCAACAGGAATGTCATGGCAAGAACGTGACCGAAGCGGTGAGACAAACCCGCTTGGCCTGATTCCGATAATCGAGTGGAAACGTGCGGCTGACTACATGGGATGCTTCGAGCGTCAGCTTGACGAACTTGACAATCTGAATCAGATGGTCTCCGACTTGTCTAACGGTGTCCGGCAGAACGTCAACTCGATATGGTGGGCGAACAACGTAGACTTCCCGGAAGAAGTTGTGGTTGACAAGGACGGTAACGAGCAGACCGTTCCGGCGCATCCGAACAGTGGCGACTGGCTTGAGACCAATACTTCGAGGGATGGCAAAGACCCGAAGGTTGCTCCGCTTGTAGCGGATTACGACTACGAAGGTCAGCTTAATAACATCCTTGCACGGAGACAGTTGATCTTGCAGAAATGCCATGTTCCGCAGAGGGGAGAGTCCTCAAATGCTACCGGAATTGCTGTGTCTGGGGCGACAGGTTGGGATGCAGCAGAGTCGGATGCGGCGAAGGAAGAACTCTTTATCGAGAGTGCCAAGATGCAAGAGGTCGAGGTTGTCCTGAATGCCATTGATGCTTCTGAATGTCCGGCTGACAGTCCTGTTAGGACGCTGACATACATGGATGTTAAACCGTCAATCAGACGGAGCAAGAATTATGACCTTGTGTCTAAGGCGAATTTCTTTGCAACGCTTGTGAGCCACGGTGTGCATCCAAGACCAGTAATTCAGCAAATGAATACCTTCGGAGACCCGGAGCAGGTCTATCTCGACTCAAAGCCGTATCTTGACAGGTACTTTGAAGCAACGTTCTCGAAGAACGGATCGTCCGAGGACGCTTACAACGGTTACGGCTTCTATCAGCATCATACATCCGGCACTGGTGAAGGTGGTTCGGGCGAAAAAGCACCGAACGCTGACAGAACAGGTCAGGATGAATCAGACCAGGTTAGCAATAGTCCGAACTTGAAGGGGTGATTGAATGTCAGTCTTGACTTTTGACGAACTCAATCAACTCGGAATCAAGCGAAGGTCTGAACCGATAGATGAATATTACGAACCGATGGGAATATCCCGTCAGCAGAAACGAAAGCGCATTGATACGGCTGAGAAATACCGGGATGCGCTTTTAGTTTATATGCGGTTCGTTGACGAATACGGTGACGAATATGGAGAAATCTCAAATCCGGTTGCGCTGAAACTGCTCCACGATGAACTCTTGGATGTGGTCGAAGATGCCGTATATGTAACTGCCGTTTGGGAAGATTACGTCAACCGTAGGTCGGGGCAGATACATGAATCAACGCTCCGAAACAAAGATAAATCCCCCTACTTCTTGTCGGAAGATAGGGCAACGCATATCGGTGAGGACGAGTCAAATTCGATTTGGAATTATGACGAACTTGACGAAGCACGTACAGCCGGAGCGATGGATAAAACATGGTGTACCGTGGGCGACAACAGGGTACGTGAAACCCATGAGGAAGTCGATGGAGAGACGATCCCGATTGAAGAAGCATTTGTGGTCGGTGGTGTCGAGATGATGATGCCGAGAGACCCCGAAGTAGATGCGCCGGAAGAGACAGATGGTTGTCGGTGTTGGCTTGAATACTCTTGATAGATTGAGCGGACTGATTTCAGTCGGCTCTTTTTATATGCCCTAGAGAAAGGGCAATACAAATTTCGCATCGAATCAACAGAGAAGTTGAAAAAACGCAGAACTTTAAACTTGCCCACTAAGGGTCGTCCAGAGAAGGACGTTAAAACCGCAGGAGAATGTGTAATGGCAGATATGACAAATGAAGCTGTCGAGACCGCAATGGAGACAAATGATACGGCTCAGAACAGCACAAACGAGAACGCAGAAACAGAACTCACCATTGAGCAGCAGGTTCAGGCTCTTACGGAGCAGAATCAGGCTCTTATGACTGAGATTGCAAAACTCAAAAAGACGAGTGACAAAAATGCGTCCGAAGCGGCTAAGTACAAGCGCCAGTACAGAGAAACGCTTTCGGCACAGGAACAGGCTTCTCAGGATAAAGCCGAAAAAGAAGCGGAGCGACAGGAACAGTTCGAGAAACTTCTTCGGGAGAACAAGATTAACAAGTATATGCGCCAGTACATGGGTCTTGGCTATTCCGAAGCACAGGCTGAGAATGCCGCTACTGCAAGGGCAGATGGTGACGAGGACACACTGTTCAAGATTCAGTCCGAAGTCCAGAAGCAGATGCTTAATTCCGCAAAAGCTGAGTGGATGCGGACTCGCCCGGAAGTCAATGCCGGAACACAGCAGACCGTAACCGCAGAGCAGTTTGCAAACATGGGAATTACCGAGAGAACAGAACTCAAGCGTAAATCCCCCGAACTTTACAACAAACTCGCTCATAAAGGATAAATTCAACTTTTACACAGCATAAGGAGAAATATTATGCCCGCAACACTTAATGCTACTTACCTCGCTGACCTCATTGATCCGCAGGTCATCGCAGACTACATCAACGAAAAGTTAATTGACGCTATCAAATTTGCTCCGCTTGCAACTATCGACAACACGCTTGTTGGCACGGCTGGTTCCAAGCTGACCTTCCCGGCTTACACATACATCGGTGCTGCCGCTTCTGTCGCAGAAGGAACTGACATTCCGATTGCAAAACTCGGAACTACTCTGAAAGAAGTCGAGATTTCCAAACTCGGCAAGGCAGTTGAGTTCACAGACGAAGCATGGCTGTCCGGCTATAAGAATAACGTACCGGAAGAGGCAGCAAAACAGATTCTTCTCGCTATCAACGATGGTGTAGAGAAGAAACTGCTCACTTCTATGGATGCCGTAACAACTTATACTGCTTCTATCGCCGCCGCTACAAATGCCGCTGACGGTATCGCTGATGCCCTTACACAGTTCGGTGAAGATATTGACGGCGAGAAAGTCCTTCTCATTCCGTCATCTTTCTATGCGAGACTCCGCAAGACAGGTTCTTGGATTCCGAACACTGAGATCGGGGCTAACGCTATCATCAGTGGTCGTGTCGGCATGGTTCATGGATGCGATGTTGTTGTCTCCAACAGACTGAACTCCGTTGTCCATTATACAAAGACATCTGACGAAAGCGTTTCCGCTGGCAAGACATACTACACTCGTGACCTCAAGGGCGAGTACACAGCAGTTGCAACTCCGGCAGCAGCCGACCTCGGCACGTATTACGAGAAATCCACTGGCGACAATGATGTGGCTTACATCGTCAAGCCGGGTGCACTTCGCATCGTTATGAAACGTGACACACTCGTTGAGTACGACAGAGACAAGATTGCTCAGACCAACTTCATCATCGGCTCTAAGCTTTTTGCTCCGTATGTATTTGACGAGCGGAAGATCATCAAGATCACTCTGGGAGCGTGATAATACATGAGCATGATGATTCATCGTGCGGTTCTACGGATGAGGGCAAAGGAAGTTAAGCCAATGCCCTCTCCGGCAGTTAATGAGCCGCCGAAAGAGGAAAAGGTTGTGAAAGAGACTGCCAAACGGCAGACTCGCAAGCGTAAAGCTGAATAAGGTGGTG